TAAGAATAAAAAGATTATACATATTTCGTATAACGCCATTTTAGAAATTACATTGCTTAATTTTCTACTTCTTATTGATTGTAAACCTTCAAGTTTTATGCTTTTAAATATACCTGTAAAAGTATCTAAAATTATTGCACTACCTACGGCTATTAATAAACCGTAGATAGGTACAAATAATAAAATTAATGAAGCAAAAAAATAATTAATGTATTTCATTCTGAATTTGTTATTCTTCTATTACTTCTTCTTTAGGCGCTAAAGTATTAATAGCTTGTGCTACTGCTACTGCATCTGCTAATTGTAATAAACCACCTTTTTGTGCTAAATGTGCTACTTGTACTAAAATTTCAATTGCTTGTTTAGTTTCCATAATTGTTTGTTTTAATTAATTTTTATTTGATTTACTTAAAAATAACATAATGTTAATTTTGTTTTTAGTTTTCAAATGGTGGTGGTAATGTTACATTAACGGGGTTAATTAGTAAGTCTAATTGCTTGTCTAAACTTTCTTCCATTGCAGGTACATCTAATGTAGCTTCCAACCATCCACATACTTGATCTTTAGTTAGTTCTTCATAAGGTGTAAAATCTTCACCTGTAGGCAAAGGCATTGAAGTTGCTCCATACATATCGGTAAAAAATCCCTCTTTTTCTGCTGCATAACGCCAATGTGTTGTGATAACTACATCGTTTAAATTACCATCTTTTTTGATACATTCCATTGCTGAAATAATCCACTTAAATATTGTCATATTATTTGTTTTTTAAAATTTCTATTTCTGCTTTTAATTCTTTAATAGCTTCAATTAAAACAGGCACTAAATCTGTATAAGCAACTGATTTTGTTTTATTCTCATCTGTTCCTGTTGTTACTGCTTGTGGTAATATTTCTTCTACATCTTGAGCAAGTAAACCAATATGATTATTATCGTCTAAATTCATATCAGTAGCTTCTTTATCCCAATTAAAAGTAACACCATTTAAAGCTAAAATTTTATCTAAAGCGTTTTGAATTGGTAATATATCTTTTTTATATCTTTTATCAGATAAGTTATTGTAAGCACTTGTACCCGCAACTGAACCGTTAACGTGTAATGTATAACTCGGACTTGTTGTACCAATTCCAACGTTTCCGCCTTGTGGTTGTAAGGCTAATTTTTTAGAAGTAAATGATGTATTTTTACCCGCTGTTTGAATTACACCACAATCTACTGTATCATCTGCTCCAAGTAATAATTCCGTATAAGCGTTTAAAGTATTTGACTGAATAGCTATACCATAACTTGATTCTGTTGCTCTTGAAGTATTTTTTAAAATAGTTAACTTTCCATTGTCGGGCGAAGTTGTACCAATTCCCACGTTGCCTGCAGCGTTAATTAAAAAAGCTGCTGTGTTATCTGATTTTTGAAATTGTGCTAAATTACCTGTACCTGCATTATATAAATACAAAGTTGTACCTGTACTACCTGCGTTATTTAAAGATAAATTTAAACCTTGTCCTGATGTAGCAGTAGAATAAGCAATAGTAAGTGGTTTAGTTAAATTTACGTAAGTTGAAAATTCTGTAAAACTACTATCACCTAACGCAGTTGAACCTGTATATAATGGAATTTTTCCTGTAGTACCTGAACCTGAAATACCTGCAGAAATAGTCCAACTTCTATCTGCACTTAAATCATAAGCAGTTCCGTTTATTGTTAAAGTTCTTGATGTTGGTACATAAGTACTATTATCATAAGAAATAGTAGTGCCTGATATTTTAACAAAACCTGTTCCACTTAAAGCTGCTTGTTTTCCGTTAAAAGTATTCCAATCTGTAGAACTTAAATATCCGTTTGAACTTGTAGTTGCTTGTGTTATAGAAATAACAGGCGATTTTCCACCCGTTGAACCTAAAGGCAAACTTGCTGCTACTGATTCAACTTTATTATTAAATGTAGTCCAATCTGTAGAACTTAAAGCACCATTTGCTGAACCACTTGCAAGACCTAAACTTAAAACTTGAGTAGATAAAGACAATCCGTTTGCAGTTCCAATAGTTACTGCATCGTGTAATTGGCTTGTTAAAGCATAAGTATTAGAATCTAAAGAACCATCACCTTTTACGAATTGTGAACTTGTACCACCAAATATAGTTCCTAAAGATTTATTTTTCCATAGTTGAGAACTACTTTCGTAAGTCAATACATCTTTATCAGTTAAAGACGTAAATAATACATCGCTACTTTCTTCAAGTTCTTGTGTATTTTGAATCTTAACTAATATAGAACCATTACCACCTGCTTTTTTAATTACATAACCAATTAACACTAAATGTGCAGGGCTTGCAGGTTTAGTAGTTGTAAAAGCACCCGCAGTAGTTGACAACCAAAGCAAATCTCCTTCATTAAAAGCTAAAGTGTTTAAGCCATTTACAATACCACTTGTAGTAATAAAACCATCAGCGCCATTTGCTATTGATTCTGTAACCACACCAACAGTAGCTGCTGAAGTAGTTTCTGAAGTTGCATCTGCTAAACTTACACTTGGTAAATTACCCGTAGAACCTGTAACATAAACAACCTGACCATCAGTTAAAGTTGAACCCGTATTATTATGTACTAATATTCTTTGTTCTTGACCTATCTGTAAAGTAGTATCACCATCACCATCAATTAAAGCAGCAGTTCTATTTGCAGCATCCCAATAAATTGTACCTACACCTGTAGGAGTTGAAGTAGGGGTTGTATCTAAACCTAAAAATCCCGCTGTTAATCCATACTCACCAAAATTAACATTACCTGTAGCACCCGTATAAGGTACTCTTAAATTTAAAGCAGTAACTAAATCAGTCTGTGAACTTAATGTACCCGTAATTGCACCCCAAATAGCACTATTAGCAGCGATTTCTATATAAATAGAACCACTCCAACGATAGATTTTATTATTGTCTAATGTTACATATATCTTACCTGTTTCACCTGTAGCAGGTAAAGCAGCGTAATCAGCTACTTCTACTACATCATCTACATAAGAAGGTAATTCTGAAGCAGGAACTTTTCCACCTACCAAATTAGCTTTTAAATCTAAAGCCGATTGTAAGTCAGTTTGGTCAGATAGTGTGCCTAATATATCGCCCCATTTAGCATAAGAACTACCTTTGTTAATATTGATTTCAATTACAGTAGGTGTTATATTTAAAGTAACATCATCTGCATTATCAACTACGCTTATATCTACGATTTGGTCGTTTGGCTGTGCAGTAACTTCAATATTATTTACAATTTCAGTTACCCCAATAGTAATATCATCACCCATTTTTTTATCTTGTTACTTCGTTAGTAATATTGAACCCACCTTGTACATACGTTTTAACTACTCCACTCGCTAAAGTAATTTGTATATCATAAACATAATTGTAAACAGGAATGTCTATGATTTGTGTGTTAATTTTAAATTCTCCATTTGTGGCATTTGTTATAGTAATACCTGCAGAAGAAACCGAAGTAAGAGATAAAGCAGCATTAGTATCTGAATAACTTTTGCGTAATTGCATTTTAATAGTTGCACCTGTTAAATCAACAACTGCAGTATTAATCTTTAATTGAAAAGCAACTTCATCAAAAGTGTCCCCCTTTATATGTGTAAATTGTAAACTCATTTTTTATCTTTTATTTTATTTAAAAATAGTTGCAGTTTTTTTACGTTAACCGCTTTTGGCTTATAAGTTTCTTTTTTTATCATAGTACCCAACTTACAAAGTTAGCTTCAGAATCAGGAAACATATCGCCATTTGAATTAGTGTTATATTCAGGAAACGTAGCAGTGTTATAACAAATGTAATCTAAAAATCTATTTGTATAGTGTTGCGCTACATCACGTTCTTTTTCAATCAAGAAATCTACTTCATTCTTTTCTACGTTTGTACTATTCTCACTATTATGTTTATATACACCTTTATTAGCTATTGTATAAGCCGAATAAGGCAAATATTCTACCATAGCCCAATGTATTACCATTGGTTTTATATACTTGCTTAAAAGCGTTGTATATGGGCTTGCTAAAGTACCTGCTACGATATCATCGTTAATTTTATCGTATAGTTTAGTTCCTAAATAGTTTTGGATGTGTATATCTTGTGCTATTTTAATAAACTGTATAAATTTTGATTCGTCAATACTACCATTTAATGCAGTATACTTGACTATGTCTTCTCTCGTAATAAAAAGTGCTGATGCCATCTATTTAATTTTCTTTATTATAGTCAGGATGATGTCCGTGATTTGGCATATCGTATGGTGTCATAGCAACCTCTTTAGGATTTCTAACTCTATAGCCATATTTTTCTGCCTTGTTTGTACTAATTTTAGTTGCATTAGGATTGGTAACATCAATCTTTACATTGTCAAATGAAACGTAAGTTTGTCTTAACCATTTATGCTTACAATTAACTCCGCCTTTGTATAAGAATAAATCATAAGGCAATCCTTTATGACCTTGTCCTGCATTTACGAAATTAGAATTAGTGTTTACTATATCTTCTTTTCTGTAAAGTTTATCAGCTCTTAACATCTTGTTACAAAATTCTCTTTCACCTGATTCGGCACCTGAATATTTGTATCTTGTAATGAATCTAATTCCATCTACATTTTCATCTTGTGAACTCTTTGCATTGGGTCTACCTGTAATAGCAGTTGCTAATTTCTGAATTAAAGACAATTCTTTCTTTTTAGGATTATTTAAAGATTCAATTTCAGCATCTAAATCTTCTTCAGATTCTACATCTACTTCTGTTTCATCAATCAACACCCATTCTTCACCAAGTTGTTCACCTTTATCAATTAAAGCGTTTGCAATAATCGGATCTGTATGTGCAGACATTTTAATACCTGTTTCTTCTTCAGCAGTTTCTGCATTCATTCCTGAAGCATCTACAAATTCTAATGGCTGAATAGTCTTAAAGTATAATTTTAAGCTAATATCATTTACTGCTAAAATTTCATCAATAGCATTAATCAATTCAAGTTGGTAAGGTTTAATTACTATGTTATCAAATAACAAAGTAGCAGTTTTAATTTCATCTGCATTGTTTCCTAATCCACCGCCTGTGTCACGAATACCTAAAAGCATTGGACTTGTTACTCTATGCCCTACAATTAACTTTTCAAAACATTCAGTACTTAAATATTCATAATGTGCAGGTGCATCATTTAATGGAATATCTTCAACTGTAGTTTTACTTTCTGCATTAGCGTTAAAAGCTACAATTACTTTTTCACCTCTTGAACCTGTAATTTTACTTAATACGTCACGTTTGATTTTGTCACGCATTTCTTCAGAAGGTATACCATTGTTAAAGTTAATTACTTTAGTTCCTGAAAACCCGTTTTGAACGTCATTAATCAAGTAGTCACTAATTTCTTCTTCTAATTTAGCATAAGGTAAAGCACCTGAATAATCAATAGGTGTGTAATAATGAAATCCGCTAACATAAGGATGTACCACATACATTTCAACTTCATTACCATTTCCGAATCCAAATGCAGGTATTCTTTTAGCTTGTTCAGAAGGCTTCTTTTTAGTCCAATCAGGGTAATAGTACCAAGCTTCAATTTCTCCTTTATCATTACATTTTTCAGCTCTTAATGTATTCATTGGGAAGTGGTCAATAGATTTAACTTTGCCTTTTTCCATTACAACTTGCATAGCACCCATTCCAAGCATTTTACGCTCCATAGCTACTTTCTTTAACATATCACCTTTAATGATACTACGCATTTGTGCATATTCATTAGGCTTACGATTAGAATCTAATGCATCCAATCCTTTGCCGTAAATCATATTGGTAACACCTGTAATAATAGCATTGTTTGTTGCTGAATACAGATACCTATCAATTAAGTATTGGAAATAGTTATTATCTATTCCATACTCAATATAGTCTGACTTTTTGTTTTCTTGAATTACAGGACTTGTATAAGCCGATAATTGAACAATTGATATATTACTCATAAATTATAAAATCGTTGTTTGTAGCGTGTGCTACATATTCATCCTTGTTTACTGTGTAATCTTTTAATACTTGATTTGTACAAAATACTTTATCTTTATATACAACCTCAACACCGTTTTTAATAGTAAGGTTGTAAAATGTATTTTCTTTTAAGTCAAATATTTTAGAAGTAGATAAATAATATGAATCTAATGTAAACGTAGCTGAAATAGTTTGTATTTCGTTTGTCGTTTCATTTCTTAATACTATCGTATCTGCTCCGTAACTTCTTGGTATGAATTTCAAAGTTTGAGCAGTTCCTTGCTCTTTTAAAATAATCATATATTTTTTTATTTATAAATACAATAAATGCAAAATTGTTTTTAATGTTATACCCTTAAAATTTAATTTTACTTTAAGGTAATACCCTTAAACAAAAAAAGGGCAGCCGAAGCCACCCATTTTCCAATCAAAAAAACAAACAATCAATTATGACCCTGAAACTACTGTAAATCCTGCAGCAGTTAAAGTAGTAGTCAAGAAGTTTGCAGGTACAGGTTCTTGACCTGATAATGTCAAAGTATATCCTGACAAATCACCCATAGCAGCACCTGTTACAATTGTACCACCTGATACTTCCATACCGTGTTCTAAACCGCAAAGGAATAAGTTTCCGTTGTTATCTTCAACCACTACTTGTGGTCTACCATAAGATAATAGTTTGATTTGTTTGTGGTCTACAATTGACAATTTCTTTAAAGTTAAGTTTAAAGTTTGTTCAAAGAATGTAGTACCATTTTCTCTTGAAGAAGTAATTGCTTGTTCGAATGAACTATTACCTTTCAAGTCATATTTGTAAGCACTTGGTGTACCTAAAACAGCATCAATTGCATCTGTATTAGTTTCATCATAAGTAACTCCTGTCATATCTCCCCAATTTACAAAGTAAACTGCCTTAAGACCACCTACTGCGTCTTTACATTTTTCTGTTCTACCTAAAGCGATTTCACAAGCCATTTTTTATATTTTTATAAGTTAATAAAAAAAAGGGAAGGCATTTTACCTCCCCTTTCATTTTAAAAAAGCTAATTTTTAGTTAGCAGCGTTTGTGATTCCGTAAGTTACGATATCTTCAACGATTCCGTATTGAACTGCAGCAGTAAAACGCATTACAACTCTAACATTTTGAGAACCATCAATTGGTGCCATATCAATAACTTGTACCTCATTTTGGTCAGATAACAAACCTGTACCGAAGAATAAGTTAGATTTTTCAGCAGCAATAGCAGTGTTAGAAGCTAATCCATTTGCAACAAAGATTTTAACACCATCAAAAGATAATGAACCATTGTTAAACCATTGTGTTCCTTGAGCGTTTGTACCATTAGCACCTAATCCTGAAGCACCAAATCCACCTAAAGCACGAACGTAAGCACGAGCGATGTTTTGAGAAACGTATAAGTACAAATCTTCTTTTCCGTAAAGTGAAGCAGGGATTGCGTCAACGATTTTTCCTAATTCAGCAACAACGTTAGAAGCAGTAACTGTAGTACCTGCAACTTCATTAGCAGTTGGCAAAGCAGCGTCTAAAGCTAACAAAGTAGCCAAGCCGTTAAATTCACCTGCATTAGCAGTTACACCTTTCCAAATGTTTTGTTCAGTTTTTTCAGCAACTTTAGCAGCAACGTGAGAAATTAAATAATCTGCAAAGCTTGGCGGCAATGAATCAAAAGCAGAATATCCCATAGAAACCGCTTCCCAAGTTGCGTGGAAATCTTTTTTACACAATTGTAAATTCACTTGAAATTCTTCAGGTTGAATAATTCTTTCGCTTAATGTTACAGTAGATGTAGCAGAAAAATCACAAGTAGCATCTTTTACGATAGCATCAGTAGCAATTTTTTGAATTACAGATTTGTATTTAACATTAGGCATTACCTCAATTCCACCATTTTCAATAGTAGAAGCAGATAATAAAGCAGCAGAGATATATTTTGAAGCAAATTCTCCTGCATAAGTGGTAGTAATACTTGTAGTAGTAGCCATTTTTATTTATTTAGTTTTATTATTAATTAAAAAGTTTTGCCATTACTCTATCTTGAGTAGTTAATGGTCTGTTAGATGCAAATTTTTGAATTTGTGGTGCTTTTACTTCAGGTGAATGTGTTAATGGTTCAACACTTAATTCAACTTCTTTAGACTTTAAATCCTCATCAGTTTTGTCTTCTTCATCAGCAGAAAGTTTAATACCTTTCAATTCAGCAATTTCATTTCTTAATTTTTCAATTTCAGAAAAGAACATTTCTTTAGTGATTGATTCAACAATCTTTTTAGGTGTAGCATCAGCATTAGCTTCAACAACAACCTCTTCTTCAGCAGGTGAAGCAATTTCTTCTTCAGCTTCAGGCATTTCTTCTTCAGGCATTTCAATAGCTGCAATAATTCCCTCAACGTCTACTTTTAAAATGTTTCCATCTTCAAGTTTGTATTCGCCAACAGGTACTGCAATTCTATCTTCACCATTAACTATAAAAACAGCCATTTCAGGTTCAAAAGCTTCTGCTTCGATTACTGTGCCGTTCTCAAGTTTCATTTGAGCAAGTTTTACTTCCATACCCAAAAGAGTTTTGATTTCATTGATTACACTCATTTTTAAAATATTTTATCATATTAATATCTTTATAA